CAGCCGGGTTGATCAAAAGGGTTAAGAAAAATAGCTGAACGAGGCCTGAGGCAGTCTGCGCGATCATCGGAAAGTTCTGTCGGTTTAGGAATTGGAAATTTTGATTCCTGCGCCTCATCTGCTATCTTTCTAGCACCAACAGAACCTTCATCTATTGTAGTGTTAGTTCCATCAGCTTCTACGTAATCTTCTATTATTCCCCAATATATTTTAAAACCTGCGTAATTAGTTTCTCTTTGTCCCATTCTACCTACTAATCCAAAATGTAATACTTGCGTAATTTCATCAGCACTTAAATGTTGTGGTGCAACACCAATATATGCAGCTGCAGATTCTTGTGAAATACCGTTAAAATCTTTGTAGACTTTAGAACACCAAAAACCATATCTTTTATTTTTATCTATAAGTATATCTGATTCAGTATTTTCAGTGCTTTTATTAACAAAATATGGTATAAAAGCCATTGAACCTTCTTGGCTGTCAGTATATCCGTCTATTGGTTGTGCATCAAAATTATCCCAATCATCTAAATCTTCTTCAAGAGTTGCAAAAGTAACATTCCATCTATCTTCTTGAGCTGTATTAGAACCTAAATTGCTTAATCTTACACTTGTTGGTATATATACTTCAGAACCTTCAGCAGGGTCAAAGTGAGGTTCACCGTCGTTTTCTATATGACTATATAGAGTATCTACGTTATAATTATATCCTTGTCTACTTCGTAATGGTGCTACAAATAAATCGTTAGTAGCATAAGTTCCTGTTTCATCATTACCTATTATATCAAAACTACCACCAAGTCTTCTTTGAAACTTGTAATAACTAAATACTTTAGGAGTATTACCAGCGTTACCATAGTGTGGTACTACACGTATAGCACCATCTACATTATACATTTCAACCCTAGAAGAAGTATCTCCATAATTAATCGTATCTGACTCTAAATCGTTATTAGATGGTGTAACATCTAATATTTCTACTTCACTATTAACGGTGTCATTAATAAATAAATATTCTGTTTCGTTAATAACAGTAGGTGCACCAACATTTCTATCAAAGTTAGTATGCAGTAATCCATTACCATGGTTCAATCCTGTAATACTATTAATACCAGAATCGGTAGTAACAGTATCTTGGTTACCAATCATCTTCAATTTACCAGGAATTTCATTACTAACATTATGCAGTATTTGAAATTCATTATCTGCTAAATCTCTAGGATTAGTATTGTTGTTGACTCCCCCGCTGAAGTTACTTACGTTTATAGCTTTTTTTGGCATTAGTTTTCTTCTTCTTTTTTTTCTTTTTTAAGTTGTATAACCTACGAGTATTGTTAATGCTTTCACCTTTTACTTTACTTGGTGCCATCTATTAACTCTCCCCATAACGTTGTTTTACCATCTGTTATTTCTACTACTTCTACTTTAAATTCACCATTGTCAAACCAATCAACAATAGCAAATGCGTGACCCCAGTTATGTAGCCTACCCTTTAACCACTTGTTATTCTCGTGTGACATATCTTTTAAACATCCCATAGACCAAGCACCGATGTTGCCATCAAACTTTGTCATAGTATGTCGTTGTATGTCATGGGTATGTCCATACATAACATTTTCACCATACGACTCTAAATGTTTCTTAGCATGATACGTAGTCGCATACGCACCATGAAAGAATACCAACTTACCTACTTGGATTGGTAAGTTGTATTCTGTGTATTTGTATCCTCTCTCTTTGATTTTACACGCTTTAAAAAATGTATAATCACTAAGATAGGGATACTTGTTAGCGAAATTATCCAACCAGAGGTCGTGATTACCTTGGAGGAGATACTTTTCTTTACATTTAACTTTCTTAAGTACTTCATCCCATTCATCTAATCCTTCATTCACTAACCTTATTTCTTCATCTACTAAAGGTAGTTGAAACTCTAAAGGCGGTAGCTTCTTATCTTTATACTTCCAAGCAGAACAGGATTCCCATTCTCCAACATCTCCAAGATTTACAAACACTGTTGGTTTAACTTTTAGTATTGCTTTCTTAACACATTCTACTGCAGCTCTATCTTCTAACGGATAATGCTGGTCAGGTATTACGATACCACGTTTTTTAAGTTTCAATGAAACCTCCTATTTTAATGCTTTTTTAATTTCTGCAAACAGCTTGTCATCTAATTTATTTGAAGACTTAGAAACTAAGTGTTCTCCTAAATGTAGTACAATAGCTTTCAATACTTTTTCAGTACCTAGTTTTGCTAATAACTTACCTAGAATTGGTCCCATTATTTTACCTCACAATCTTTTTCACAAGCTTCAAGGCCTTTCATATATCCTTGGTGCTCGATTATCATTTGTTTAATTTCTGCTAATCTTTCGTTAGCACTCTGTAATTCCTGTACAAGTGTATTATGTTGCTCAACCATAGATTCCATCTTAGTTTGTGCTTCTTGTCTTAGGTCTACTTTTTTTTCTTTTGCCATTTTTAGTGGTCTCCTATTATGTTATTATCTATAAGCTTTTGTTTTCTTAGCTACTTTTTTAGGTTGCTTAGAATGTTGCTTTCCCTTTTTAGTATCTTTTCTTTTTTTACGTGTAGTAGCTGCATATTCTTTATCACTTAATGCTTTAATTGCAGCATCGGGTAAATAACGTTCACCAGTTTCTGATGACTTTTTACCAGACTTTGTTCCCCACTTTTGCTTAGTCCACTTTTTTAAACTCTGTTGTGACTTAGCTAATGCCATTACTTATAACCTCCACCTGCTGCTTTATATCGTTTAGCAAGCATTTGTGCTTTACGAGCAGACCATTGTCCAGGCCTTCCCCCTTTACTACCAGCTTTAATTACTTGAAACAATCGTTTACGCATTGATGGCTTAGTATAGTTACCAGCTTGATTTACTTTTGATTTAGCTTTCTTTGGCATTAAATACTCGATTTATTTTTATCTCTTTTACCTTTTAAAATAGCTTCTTTTAATTGTTTTGGAAGCTTACGTTGTTTTGGTGTTAACTTCTTATCAATAGGTCCATCATTCATATTGTCTGTACTATTCTGTCCCTTGCCTCTTTGTGTTTGTGCATAATTGTCGGTACTATTCTTTCTCTTTGATGGTCTACCAACTTGACTACCATATGTTCCTTTACCTTGTGGCATAATGCCCTCCTTTTACCATTTAACTTTATTTGCCCAATATGCTGCAGACATTTTGCCTTTAGCTATATTCTTAGCGTGTCTTGCTTTAAAACTTCTTCTACGTGCTTTACCAGCTGCTGTTTTAGGAGCTTTACCAGCACCACTAACGCCTTGTTGACCAAAACGTATAGTCTTTACTTGTGTTCCTACTTTAGCTACTACTACGTGCGATTTAGTAGGATGACCAGGAGTACGTTTAGGTTTATTATAACCTGATACACCAGCTCTAGTAAGTCTTGAATCTTTTTTTCTAGCCATTATCCTTGTCCTCTACTTTTCTTTTTATAGTATTTACTACTAGTTTTAGTTCCGTATTTGGTATTATTAGACATTCCTTGACGTGTTTTCTTCTTTCCATTGCTGTGTTTTTTAGCATTATTTCCGAATACTTTACGCATGATGTCTAATATAACACCTATCTAACTTCTTTCCTAATACTTTCTATAATAGTTTTTTCATCAAAACTCATAGAAATACCAGGTTCAAATCTTTTTACTTCTACGCCTTCTTTTAATACTATAATAGTAGGAACTATATCTATGCTCCATTCTTTTACTATTACAGCACCAACTGTTTTATTTTCAATATCTATTTCTGCAATGTAACACAAGTTATTCAGTTGTGTTAGATTAACTCTATTTTGATAGTTCCAAGACGCATTTACTTGCACTACTGCACACTTATGTATGTTTAATGCTTGTATCTGCTGAAAACTATCCAAAGATACTGATTGCGAATATAGCGACGAGGTAAATAACCCAAGTCCCAATAACCACATACTTATCAACTTTTGCATAATCCATCCTAATTGTTATTCATGTTAAGTAAAGTTTCATTGATGCTTCTGGTATCTTCTTTAATATCATCTACCTTATCTTCAAGTGCCTCTACTTTATCTTCTGTATTCATAATACTATTACGAATCATTTGGTCTTTTAAGTCGTACTCTGTTCTACTTACAGGAGGTTCTGGTAATGCTTTAGCTTCCTCTATATCAGCTTGCAAATTAAACCATAAACCTACTACCATAAATATTGAAACAGCTATACTTATAGCAGTCTCTATACTTAGAGTAAACTTACTATCTTTGTTTACTTCCATTGTTATCCCCTATAATATTCCTAATAAAATTGCTATTACCATACCAACAGCAGTAATACGTGCAATGTTTTGTTCATTGGTACGTACTCTACCATTTTGCTCTTTAACTAATTCTTTAATTTCTTTAATATCGTGATAAATATCAATTACTTGAGCTTCTATAACAGCAACTCTTTCAGCCATTTGTTCTCTGTATTCACTTACTTTCATAATTTTTCCTACGGTTGAGGTGGACCGCCTCCGCCGCCACCACCTGGGTCGTCATCATGAAACAATCCTCTTACTTCACTCATTGCGTACGGTGCATCTCCTATTGTTGGTGGTGGACTCCCACCGTCCATATCTACACAAGGTCCACCAGAAGAAGCAAACGTAAGTCCTCCAGTACCAATCATTAGACCTTTTAAACTTAAATTGGTACTTTGATTGCAACCCGTGCCTGTTTTAATATCAGCACCTACACTACCTATACCAAAATTAGTTGTTCCTATTGCTGGTAAACCCATTTATTACTCAGCGTCTTTAATTGCTTTATAATCTACTAATTCAGCTTCTACATCTACTAAATCAGCTTCTAGTCTTGCTTTTTGTGCTTCTGCATCTGCTATAGCATTATCAACATCTTTAGTTTCTTCATAATCCAAAACAGTAACATCTTTACCGCTTGCATCTTTCATTACTCTAGTATGTTTAATTGAAACCATTTTTGGCGATTCAACTGATTCAACTGCTGCATCTACTGCACTTATTACTTTACCCATTTAACTTCTCCTCTAATTTGTTTATTTGTTGTTGTTGTTCTTTTATTGCCTCTATTAATAAAGAAACAATCTTTTCATATTTAACTGCTTTGTATCCATTATTTCTAGTTTCTACAACTTCAGGTAAAACTTTTTCTACTTCTTGTGCTATTACACCTACATCGTGTCCTTCGTTGTCGTGAATTTCCTTATCAACAATCCAGTCAAATTCAACACCTCTAATCTTAGATACTTTATTTATAGCGTTTTCTATAGGTTTAACATTTTCTTTCAATCTTTTGTCTGATGAGTAGTATGCTATAACATCATTACCAGCTCTTATAACTCCATCTGTTGTTGGTATAGCTACATTAACTCCTAATGAACCACCATTCAATACTAGTCCATCGCCATTCCAAGTACCTCTAATAGCATTACCAGCACTAAATCTCATATTGTTAGAACCATTACGATAAAATCCTAAATCAGGGTCGTTATTAAAAGAATGTGTTGGAGTTGCTGCTGAGCCATCTGGCACTCTTACACCGTAAGTTTGTCCTATTTGAGCACCACTATTTGCAATATTTACTTCTGAATTTGAACCGTGGTGATTAATATATAATGCTGCTGCATTTCCAGCACTATTATAAAAATTTAATTCGTTTGAACCATCTATTCTTACTAAATTATTACTACTATCACGCAAGTTATTAGCACTTGTTGCAGTTCCACTTAAAGATGCAGTAATTGTAGTTCCAGTAAATTGTATATAATTAGAACCGCTTGTATACCACCTTTGGGTACCACCAGTTCCACCTAGTGTTTGCAGTTTAAATCCGTTATCTGTATTAACTCTTAAAACATTGTAAGCAGTACCGCTACTAGTTGCGTCAAAAGTTAAAGCAGTATCTCTACCAGTATCCCAAGAACCTCCATAATTACGAGCTGCATGAAAATAATTTTTTGACCAAATACTAGTTTCTCCTAATGCAGCTCTTGGCGTACCATTAGTAGCCCATACCATTTGATGTCCGCCACCCATAGTTCCACCAGTAGTATTATTAACGTGTTTATAAGCTAATCCATAAAGATTACCAAAGTCTGCTCCTGTCGATGAGTTTCTGTAAGCAGTACCCATAGACCAAATATGGTCTGTTTTGTAAGAATCGTATGTGCCAAATAAACCTTTATCTCTTTGAGAAGAAACTATATCTCCTGTAAACGAACTGGTATTACCTTCGTGCCATACTTTATAAGAATTAGCTCCTTTACTCCAACCACCAACTGCTAAATCATTTGTACCTCCGTCTAGTCCAAAATAAAGAGCATAGTCATTAGCAACGTGAAATGTCATAAACGCATCTTCACCA